GCACACTTCACATTCGCCCTATCTTTTTTTGAGAATCAGCCGCAAGCCATTGCGGCGCAAGCGCAATCAGCTATTTATTTCATAGCATCACCCTCCCCGTCGCCCACGGTGTAGGGCTCAAAGCGCACGACTTCTTCGCCCAGCCACGCATTCAGTTCGCTGAACCGCGCCTGCAACGGCACGATCTCATTGCGGGCGAAGACTTCGGCGGCCGGCCGCACGGCGCCAAAGCCGCCGGTGTTGCTGGGCACCACCCCCATGAGCTGGGGCGGGATGCGGTGGGCCGCCAGCAGGTCGTCGCGGCTCACGTTCTTGATGTTGAAAAACTCGTCCTTTGCGGCCACCTCGGACAGGGGGATCACCTGGATGCCGTCCTTCTTGCCGTTGGGCGCGTGCATGAACAGGTTTTTGAAGTTGCCCGGCCCCTTGCTCTTCTTGAGGGCGTCGCGTAGCGCATCGACGTCGCCCTGCTGCTGGGCTGCATCCGACAGGTACAGGATGAATCCGGCGTGCGAGCCGTTGTTGTAATACTTCCGGCGGAATAGGGTTGCGGATTCGTTGAGCCAGGCCGACTGCAGCGCGGCCAGGTACTCGGGCAGGCCGTACACCTCCTGATTCACATCCGGCTCCATCAGGTGGAACACCGCCCCGCGCTTGAATTCGTGTTCGGTCCTGTAGCCTTGCACGAAAAAATAGTTATCCAACTCCGAGCCGCGCCGCATGTACTTGGCCAGCGTGTGGCGCAGGGGCAGCGAGCCGCCCAACCGGTTGCGCGGCCGCTCAAGGTAGGCATTGCCGAAGGTCAAAAAGTCCAGCGCATACTTGCTGAACGTCGCGCGGTCCAGCAGCTTGTGCGGCTTGAAAGTGCTGGCCAGCACATTGCGTTTCACGTAGAGCGCGCTCGCATGGTGCGGGCTCGCGCGAAACGACTTGGTCAGGCCGTCCCAGCTCAATGGCGGCTCGTACCACTTGCCGTTGATCCAGCTTTCCACGTAGTCCAGCATTTCCCCCTGCATCACTGGTGCGGGCTCGCCGAAGGTGAAGGCCTCGATCTGCGAGCGCTCGCCTGTTGCTGGCGTGGTGGTGGCGGCCGTATCGGCCTGGCTGGTGCCAGCTGTCATTAGAAAATCTCCATGAGTGATTGATTGGCGCTGGAGCTACCTTCCAGCGGCTCGTTGTCGAGTGCGTGCATGCACGCCCATGCCAGATCCGCGTGCCCGGTTTGTTCGGTGCGGCCGGCGGTGTAGGTGGCCTGGCTACCGCTGGCGGTCAAGGTGCGCTTGATCGACATGAAGGCCTGCGCCAGGTCAATGCCCACGGCGCCGTTGTCGAACTCCAGCCGGCCTTTGCTGATGATGCTTTTGGCTTTCAGCACCAGCATGGTTTTGACTTCCACCGAGTAGTTGATGGCCTTGGCCGCCGGGTAGAACTTGCTGACCAGCTCGAACACGCCGCGGCCCATGCCGGTGGTGTCGATGCCGATGTGCGCGACGTTGTAGCGCTCCGTGATCTTCTTGATGGCATCGGCCTGTGCTTCGTAGTCCAGCCCGCGGAACTGCTGGGTTTCCAGCACCCGGAATTTGCCGCCGGGCTTTGCAGGGGGCGCCAGCACCACGAGCCCGGCCGAATCGCCAGTGCGCGAAGGGTCATAGCCCACCCACACCGGCCGGTAGCCGAACGGCCGCAGGGTCAGCTGGTGCACGTCACTCCACTCCACCCAGCTGTCGACCATGCAGGCCTGCAGCTCCGACAGCGGGAAGATGCTGAACGTGTCGTCCATGAACCCGCACATCAGCAGATTGGCGAATTCCTCGGGGCTGTACTCGTGGCGCAGTTCCTCGATATCGAACAGGTTGCACCCGCCGTGCATGGCGTCCAAGATCGTGACGATCTGGCGCCAAATCTTGTCCTCGCCCGTGAAGCCGCCGGCCAGGTGCGTGTGAGACAGATCGAGCTTGACGCGGTCGGACTTGGCGCGCTTCCTGTTGTAGCGGTCGCCGCTCCACAGCGCATAGGCGGGGTGCTGGATGCTGGATGGCGTGGAGAAGTAGGTCTTGCGCCAATGCTTGTGCATGGCCATGCCCGACGCCACCTTGTTCAACTCGTCAAACTTGCGCGTCCAGAAGCACTCGTCAAAGTAAAAATTGCCGTGGTAACCCTGCGCCGTCAGCGCATTGGTCCCCAAGAAATACAGCGTGGCGCCATTGCTCAACACAATGGGATCGCCCGACAGCTCCACGCCGCAGGCCTCTTTGGCAAAGGCAATGATGTACTGCTTGAAGATGTGCGCCTGGGCCTTGGATGCCGACAGGAAAATCTGATTGCGCCCGGTCTCCAACGCATCGGCCAGCGCCTCCCGGGCGAAGTACCACGTCGCGCCGATCTGCCGTGACTTCAGGATGAAGCGCGTGCGCTGATCGTGCGCGGCGCGCCAGGTCTTCTGATACCCGAACAGAGAGCCCGCGAAACAGTCCAGCAGCTGCTGGTGCTCGTTCTCATCGAAGTGGTTGCGCTCGGGCTGCTTCTTGGGCTTGTCGTTGCGACGGTTGATGGCGGGGTTCAGGTCCGCTTCCTTGCCCGTTTTCTCGAACTTGTGCACTCGGGCCAGGCGCTCCATCTGACGGCCGAGCAGGTCGATTTCCTTGTAGTCGCCGCCGGTCTTGTTGTCCTTCATGACCAGCTGCGCCATGCGGGTTTCAATCACCGCCTCAACGCGGTCCACGGGTTGCGCCTTGTCCCACTGTTCGGCATCCTTCCACCCCTGCACGGTGGAGCGCGGTTCTTCGATGTAAGCCGCAATGGTCGTGATCGCCCACCCCTGCCAGAACAGGTGCCGCGCCGCGCGGCGCTTATCGGCCGCCAGACCGGGACCGGGCAGCGTGGAAAAGGGCAAGGCTTTGGCGATGGCGTCTGCAGACATGGCGCCAAGTTTGGGCCGCCAACCCGTGAAAAAGCACACGCTCACCTGCCCTACTGCATGTGCCTGAACGCTGCACATGCGGCATTGATTGATGGCTTCGCGCGACGGCGAGACGATGGCAACCACTGCAAACCATCGCACTCAACGCAACCGAGGAACCCCATCACCATGGCATCCAAGACCCCTGAGACAGCAGCGCAGAAGTCGCTGAAATCCAAGTTCTTCCGCGTGGCCACCGAAGGCGCCACCACTGACGGCCGCGCCATCACCCGCGACCAGATCAACCAGATGGCGAAGAACTTCGACCCGGCGAAGTACGGCGCCCGGGTGTGGGTGGAGCACATGCGCGGCCTGTACGCCGACAGCCCGTTCCGAGCGCACGGCGACGTGCTCGCAGTCGAAGCCCGCGACGTCGAAGACGGCAAGCGCGCACTGTTCGCGCAAATCAAGCCGCTGCCCGAGCTGGTGGCCATGAACAAGGCCGGCCAGAAGATCTACACCAGCATCGAGGTGCACCCCAAATTCGCCGACTCGGGCGAGGCGTACCTCACGGGCCTGGGCGTCACCGACAGCCCGGCCAGCCTGGGCACCGAGGTGCTGACATTCGCGGCGCAAAAGCCCGAAGCCAGCCCGTTCACCAAGCGCAAGAGCGAGGCCGGCGCGCTGTTCAGCGAAGCGGTGCACACCGAGCTGATTTTTGAGGAAGACGAGACACCCGATGCCGAGCCCAAGGCGTCCAAGTTCTCCACTGTGCTGGATGGCCTGGTGAAGCGCTTCACCGGTAAGACGAAAGACGACGACGCCCGCTTTGCCGAAGTGCTCAAAGGTTTTGAAGCCTTCGGCACCTACGCCGAAGCGCAAGAGAAGGCGCACGACGACTTGAAGGCAGAGCACGCCGCCCTGGCCAAGACCTTCACCGAGCTGTCGGGCAAGCACGACGCCCTGGTGAAACGCCTGGAAGAAACCCCCGAGTCGGGCTTCACCGCCCGTCCACCAGCGAGCGGCGGCGACGGCGCACCCAAGACCGACTGCTGATCCCCAAGCGCCCAAACCACCCCAATCAATCCCCAATCCCTCACCCTGGAATACCGACATGCACGCCATCACCCGCCAGGCCGTATCGGCCTATGCATCCCAACTCGCCACCCTGAACTCCGTTCCCAGCGCGGCCGAGAAGTTCACCGTCGCCCCCACCGTGGCGCAGACCCTGGAAACCAAAATTCAGGAGTCCGCAGACGTGCTCAAGCGCATCAATATCGTGCCCGTACGCGAGCAACAGGGCGCAAAGCTGGGCCTGGGCATCGGCGGCCCTGCAGCCAGCCGCACGAATACGAAGCTCAAAGACCGCGCCACGCGCGATCTGTCTACGCTGGACGGTACCCAGTACCACTGCTTCCAGACAAACTTCGACACCCATCTGGACTACGCGAAGCTCGACATGTGGGCGAAGTTCAAAGACTTTCAAACCCGTGTGCGCGATGCCCTCGTCATTCGCCAGGCCCTCGACCGCACCATGATCGGTTTTAACGGTGTCGCCGCAGCTGCTGAAACCGACATCACGGCAAACCCCATGCTGCAGGACGTCAACAAGGGCTGGCTGCAGCAGCTGCGCGAGACGGCGCCCGAGCGCGTGATGGACGAAGGTGCGGCGGGCGCTGGCGCCATCAAGGTGGGCGATGCTGCAGGCGCGCATTACAAGAACCTCGACGCGCTGGTGATGGACGCCCTCAACCTGCTGGACCCCTGGTTTCACAACGACACCAGCCTTGTGGCGATGGTCGGCCGCGACCTGCTGCACGACAAGTATTTCCCGATGGTCAACGTGAAACAGGCGCCCACCGAGCAGCTGGCCGCGCAGGTCATCATGGGCCAGAAGTCTATCGGCAACGTCACGGCGGCCGCCGTGCCCTTCTTCCCGGGCGCATCCATCCTCATCACCAGCTGGGACAACCTGTCCATCTACTGGCAGGAGGAAACCCGCCGCCGCATGTTCACCGACAACGCCAAGCGCGACCGCTACGAGAACTACGAGAGCGTGAACGAAGCCTACGTGGTGGAAAACCTGGGCAAAGCGGTGCTGCTGGAAAACATCGAGCTGGTCTGAGCGGGGCGCCATGACATCCCCCGCCCGAGCCCACAAACTGCGCGTGCTGGCCGAGCTATCGGCCAGGGCCGCGCCCCACGGCCAAGAGGTCCGGGGCAGCGCCTACGAACTGATGCTGCGCCAGCTCGCCGAACACAAACGGCTGCTCAAAAGCATCCAGTCTGTAGAACGCAAGGTC